CTACTCAGAGTTTCTATAACCCACTACTAGGGACCACCACCACATTAACAATTGGGTCTACTTACCCCTGGAACAGGGTAGGTCAGCCAACGACACAGCGAGACCGCTATACTTGTAATATTGTATTGAAGGGATCGAACTCAACCATTAATAATGTGAAAGAGATTCTAAAGACAATGAAGGCCTCGTTGCCATTTGTTCAAGGTAAGTACAAGCTTGTATTAGAGATCGAAGGCACGTCTGTAGCTACGTTTGATAATAGCAACATACTAGGATCAGTATCTGTAGGTTACTCAGACAGATCTAGTCGCCTTAATAGGTGTACTGTTAAGTTCCCAAACGAGAATAAAGGATATAAGTCAGACACGATAAGCTGGCCGCCCATTGGTAGCGCTTTACATTCAGGATACGTGACTCAAGACCAGGGAGAGGACTTACACACGGAGATCGAGATTACTGGTACGACTGATATGTATCAAGCGAGAGACTTAGCGGAGTTTACTGTTAGAGATTCACGCACTCAAGAGTTCATAGAGTTCAAAGCTCAGCCTTCTGCTCTTTTATTAGAGTGTGGTGACGTGATTACGGTAAGCAACGATATACTAGACATCGTGAGCAAGCAGTATCGAGTTCGTAAAAGCTCAATCAACGCAGATCTAACGGTAACCATTAAAGCGCAAGCGTACGATGCCACTGTGTACCCTTGGAATCTAACCGATGAGGATAGTGAAGCGGCTAACTTGGCCTACCCGCCAAGCGCCTTCAACACTCCACTTGATGTGCAAAACTTCACAGGTGCAGGCTCTACTGTTTTGAATCAAGACGGTACGGCAGTTTCTAGCATTGCGATTCTATGGGACACCATAAACAGTGGTACGTCATCTGTTGACTTTATTGAGGTAGGTATAAAGGAATCTAGTGAAACTGAGTACAGCTACACTGTTTTGCCCGCCTACTCCACTCAGCATACGTTTAATGGTTTAGCCGATCTAACAGACTACGATCTATCGATTAGCTACCGCAACATGCTTGGTCGTTCTTCTGACGTAGAAGAGATTACAGTTCAGACACCAGACGCTAACACGTCTTTGTCGTCAGACGACGCAGTAGCACGGGCCGCCGCGGCCGCCGCTCAGTCTGCCGCTGACGCCGCCGCTCTTGCCGCCGCTAACGCTTACGCCGTTGCACTAAGTAGGCAAACCGCCGCTGACGTAGCAAACGCTATTGCGAATGACACTACGACTATCGACGGTGCACGGATAATAACAGGAACCTTAGATGGTGCGGATATAACTGCCACATCTACGTTATCAGTAGGTGTAGCAAACGAAGTATCTAAGATGTCAGGATCTGACACCACATACAGATTGTGGGTAGGAAGTCAGACTGCTGCTTTGGCTCCGTTTGCCGTCAAGAAAGATGGATCTGTAGTTATTAAGAGTGCCGCGTCAGGTCAGCGCTTACAGTTAGACGGCGATGCTATCAAGGTGTACGACTCAACAGGGCAGGTACGCGTAATACTTGGCAACTTAACCTAAAGGAGAACAACATGTCTTATGGTTTAAAAGTGTTAACAAGTACCGGCGCTGTAAGGTTAGACACGACTGATAGAACCATACGTGGTTTTGCAACATTCACAGGCGATATATCTAATGGCCAGACTAAGACGCACACGCTGGTAGGGTTTAATCCGTCAGACGCAACTATAGGACTAGATTGGAGCATAAGCTCTAACCGATGGTTTTCGTCTCTGATTACAAGCACAAACCAGATACAAATAACGAGATCTAACGACCCAAGCACGGTCACGGCTCAGTACCAGATAAAGGTGTATAGAGTATGACATACGCATTCAAATCTATTAATAGCTCAGGCTACACGCAGATAGACGAGACAAGTGAATCGTTCTTAGTCGTTCAGACAGGTACTAAACCTTCAGGGTCTTACTACGTCCAGCTATCTAGCGCTCTGCCTGACGACGTTCTAGTATTCGCTAGACCGTCAGGTGGTCGGACTTCTGGTACGTTCTCACTGGCTGGTTACGTTAGTGACTTCACAACTAACGGCACACGTACATTAAGAGCTTATATGGGCGGACCAGTAGCATGTGACTATGCTGTAGTTAAGAGGTCATCGCAGTTTACCGCGTCATCTAGTGGATTCGGATTGGAGATATACAACGCCAGTAATCAGCTTGCATACTCATCGAATCAGCCGATGTTCAGAGCAGTAGCCGCTAGATCTGTAGATCTTACTACCTCTTCAGGAGCATTCAGCTCAGCGTGGTATCAAGGATCAACAGGTTCGATAGATTCTGCTTATGTATTACTAGGGCCGTATTCTACGTGGCAGTACGAGCAGTACAGCAGTGGAAACGAAAAGTTCTACAGATATAGAGAGCGTAGAGCCTTCTTCGATTACGACAACCACACTATGGGCACTAAGCAGCTAAACATTAGTGGTGATCTATCTAGTAGTGCAAGCACTTACGTACGAACTAACCAAGGACAACGAACAGAAATAATGGGGTATATAGCATGATCAAAGTAATACTAGTAGAGCCTAACGGCGAGATAAATTCAGTCTGTTCGCCCTCAGACGATACTCTGTATGTAGACGGTGGCACTTACGGTGAGTGTGTGGCACACGTAGTGCCATTTGATACTGATACTACTAATCTACACTTGTGGTATTGGGATGGCAGTGAGTTCAAGAAAGACAAACCACCTTATGAAGGCCCGTGGTATACATGGAGTAATAACCAATGGGAGCTAGATAAGGTTAGATTAGATGACGAGATCAGAGCGCGTAGAGATGTAAAGCTATCGAGCACCGATTTTACTCAGCTAGCAGATGCCACCCTTCCGGCTAACACCACTGTTGCAGATTGGCAGGTGTACAGACAGGCGTTGAGAGACCTAACTTTGAATATAGCGTCAGTCACTCACGTAGACGATGTCATCTATCCGGAGAAGCCCTAATGCAATATTTACATAATGCCCTGGAGCTTCTAAAGGTCCATGAGGGCTATCGTCAATTCCCCTACGCATGTAGCTTAGGGATTCAAACAATTGGATATGGGCGCAACCTGGAGCACCGTGGGCTGTCTAAAGAAGAAGCCGGCTACCTCCTGGAGCAAGACGTAAAGCTGGCTGAGCAGTTCTTGTTTGACTATGACTATTATTTCCAGTTAAGCGGCAACCGCAAAGCTGTAATGATTGATATGACAGTCAACATGGGCCCTACGAGGCTCCGTGGCTTCAAGAAAATGCACGCAGCACTTACTGAGCGCAACTACGAACTAGCTGCCCTAGAGATGCTAGATAGCCTCTGGGCCCGCCAGGTAGGTGGTCGCGCAATAACCCTATCCAAAATAATGCACTCCAACCAATTATAGGAGGACCCATGTGGGCATTAGCATTTGAAGCAGCAAAATCACTTGGTAGCAAATGGCTTGAAAACCGCCGGGCTCAGAGTGACGCAAAAGCGGAGCGTGAGCTCCAGATAATACGTGGTGAGCGTTCCGCTGATATAGCGAGCGCTGAAGGTATGTCGGCAAGTCTCAAAGACGAGTTTTTGACAATTGTCCTAACTATCCCCCTGATGGTCATATTTTATGCATCAGTATGGGGCGATCCGGCTATGACTATCCAAGTCAACGAAGCATTCGCAGCCATGTCCACTCTCCCTGAGTGGTACCAATGGAGCTTCATGGGATGCGTAGCTGCGACCTTTGGACTTCGGTCGATAAAAACCTTAGGCTCTAAGTAGCCAACCACACAGGTGTTGGTACCACCTTAAACGTGCCAGCACACTCCATACACTAATTACAAGGAGTGGCTTATGAGTGACTACTACACCAACTTAGTAGAAAAGATAGAAAAGCAGAACAGCTATCAATTGAAAGACAAAATGGAAGTGCAATACCAGCTCCGTGACATCTCTCAAAAGACCCAAGGCATGCTCGCAAACAACGGGCGATACTTAAAAATCCTGATTACATTACAGGTCGCTCAGCTTAGTGCTACCCATACCGAGTTCCTGTCGGCAATTCTAAAATTCATCTTATAACCTTTAGCCCCGCTTCGGCGGGGTTTTTTATTCCAAAACGGTATAGACCACAGGTGTACTACAGTAACTATATGATGCAATATTGTTTGACTTGGCAGGAAGCTACGAGTAAGATAATAACTATAAACATACTTACGAGG